ACTTAATTACTTTACCTGGTAAATCTTCATTCATATGTGATCTTTCTGACAATACCCAAAGGACATTACCCTTTGGTACTACAGATGTATAACACTCACCATCAGTAAAATACACCAGGCTAGTATATTTCTTTTGGTTAGCATTATAATAATCCAAGACAGGATCAAACTCTGTTCCTCCTCTTCCTGCTACATTTATCTCATGTTTTCCTTTATACGGCTCAATAGACCTAATACTAGTATCACATTGTACCACAGTGACATCTACACCTACTTTGTAAATATGGTGAATCTCTCCCATGAACTCTTGTAGCTCAGAATCACTTACAGAACCTGAAGTATCAATAGCCAACAACATATGTTGTTTCATTTTAATCTTCAGACCCGGATTGTCAGAGAACCTTCTGTTTTCTTTTCTACGGATTTTCTTAGTAAATACCTTTGTGCTCACTCCAGTAAACCTTCTAATATATCCTCTCCAATCAAACTTAGGTGCAACTATTTCTTCAATAACAATTACTCCCTCTATTTCACCTGGAACATTACCACGCTTTTTGATAGTCTGTTCTTTAGCATCAGCTAAGACTTTCTGTAATTGTTTCTCAATTAACTTTTGCTCAGCTTCACTAAGATTTTCAAACTCTTCCCATGTACTGTGGTCTGGCCCTTCTCCATTTGCTACTTGATCAAGTAGCTTATCCATCCCTTCATTACCACATGTGCCATTCTTATCCTTCTCATCTTGAAACTGATTTAACTTATCATAGTAATATCTACAACCAGCTTTTCTTTCAAGATTTAGATCCTCATAGTTATCTATATCTATTCCTCCCTCTGGCAACCAATCCTTATCTATATACTGATTGATTTCCATATCCATTGCCACATTTGCAAGTCTATGATTCTTAAAAGACTTAAAGCTTGTCAGATGACCAAAAGCAATATGAAGTAATTCATGCTTTAGTAATCCCATTTGATGCATCTCACTCAGGCTTGTCCAAAAATCCTCATTGATAGCCAACTGAAAGTTGATACCATTCTTACTCACACCTGCAGTAGGAAGATCTTTTCTCCATACTTTGTTGAGCATAATAAGAAAGAACCCATAATAAGGCTCTTTCAACATCAGCTCTTTACTAATTTTACTAAGACTCTTTTGTTTGTCCATCTTCTTTTAGTTTTATATCTAACTCAAATTTATCTGTGGGATACCCCATAGCATCTAACATCTTAGTCATATCTCTAATAAAATATTCTAAGAATAATTCTATTGATTGCTTACTAGATTTATTTGCTGTCATTAGTGAAAGTATCTCCCCGGAGCTTAATTTATATTCCCAATCTCCATTGAACTTTTCAATCCTCTTTACTATAAACTCATGTACAGGTTTACAGTCTTGTTCCCAACTACTCAAGTTATACTCACCATATTTATACATTACCATTATCTCTCCAACATGCTTTTTAAGATTTAGATCTTCTATTATCTTAAAAGCTATAAGTCTATTATCCTTGTCGGGAGACCTTAGCATTCCAATCAGATTCTTTACTTCTTCTTTTGTTAAAATCATCAGTCTTCAATTTTTAAAGTTTTAATCATCCACTCTGTAGGTGTATTTATATTATCAACCCACTCCTTAGCACTTGGAATATAATTATTACAATCTTCTTTCACATGTTGTTCTCCAATGTATCTGATATACACTGTTTTACCAACTGAATTTACAAAAGAAATCCCAAATATTTGCTCAAGTTGAAATATACCCTCACTGTGGTGTCTGAACATTCTGTGTTTAGAATGACCTATCCAAGCTTTTGTTTCATCAAACCACTCATGATATTTTAAATATTCATGTGGTTCACCTCCCCACTTTCTAGCAGAGGATTTTGCATGTTCCATTGGATGTGACATTACTCTTCTGTCATTTTAAATAAATTACCTTCATGTACAAACTCATCATATTCTGTTCTTCTGATATTGTTTAGTATATAATACTCTCCAGAAGGAACTAGAATAGCCATTGTACCACTACCACCCTCATTATTCCACCAATCTTCTATATCATCAAGGATTTGAGCATGTGCAAAGTTTTCTATATTACTTGCAAGTCCACTATTTAACTTTCTTAGATCCTCAGAATCCCAAGGTAAATTTTGAACATCTTCAATTGAAACATCTTTTTCTTCTGTATACATCATATCTTCTATACAACCACTATCTCCTCCACCTTCATAATTTATTCTAATACCAGTAACCCCCAGATCCGCTAACTGGATCAAGGTTTGCATTAATTCTTGTTCTGTCATAATTATTTGAATTTGTAAAACCTACCTAAAATATTACCATTTAGGAATTCTTCTTTCTCAAGTACTTCATAGATAAACTGATGTTTAGTCTCCTGATAAGTAAGCTCCATCTGAGAATAACATATCCTAAGAATTTCTCTTTTGATAGGTACTCCTGCTTTGTGAGCATCTTTAAGAATCTTATTACTACTGTAATACTTCATAAAGTCAGGCTTCAGTTCCCTTTTGTACTTTTTTAGTCTCTTATCTGTAGACATAGCCAGAGCTTTTTTACCAAGAGGTCTTTTGACATTAGCAAAGAAGTTTTTCTTACCCACATATAAAACTGATTTTCCATCTATAATAGCAGACATTATATAAACAAAGCCTACCGCTCCATCTGGAATTTGTTTATCATCAAACTCTTTACCTTGATATATCCAACTCATAATAATGCCTGTTTTAGTAACGGCAAAAGATTATCTCTTACTTTGTCTATACCATGTACTTTAATAGCATCTGATAAATCTTTCTCAAGTTCTAACACGACATACTCAAAACCATACTTAGACTTGTACTTCTCAGCAGCTTTTATACCAGCCTCATCATTATCAAATAACACACATACTTTTTGATACTTAGAACTAATGCTATTCATTATGTTCTCGGGTATCATAGTATTCTCACTGTCTGGTGCAATTGCTTCTGAATTACTAATCTTTAGTTTTTGATATGCCATCAGATCTTTAAGGGAAGATGTAATTATCAAATAAGGTTTATCAAATAGTAATTGTTCTGTACCTTGTATATAATCTCTTACCTTGATAAATTTACTTTCTTTAACCTTTGGCTGATAAATCTTATAGAGTGTCCCATCTTCTCTAAAATATCCATAGATATAATTACCCTTGATAGTCATGCTTGACATAACATCATTTTCATCTGTCTTTGTCATCACATAATATTCTATTGGAACAACATTGTATCTAGACAACAATCTAGAACCAATGTGAAATCCCATCCAATATTTTTGATCAAGAGTATTCCAGTGCCGCATTTCATAGTCAGTAACTTTAAACTTACTATGTTGTTTGTAAGATTTAATAGGATTATAACCGTTGTTTAGAACATGCTGGTTATAGTCTTCAATAATCTTATAGCTTGCGGAACCTCTAGTGGGTAAATTAAATAGATTTTGGACAAGGCTTATTGCATCACCACCAATACCTGAAGAAAAATCTTTAAACTTATAGATATTTTTCTTGTCAATATAAATACACATAGAAGGTGTTTTCTCCCGTGTATTAAACACTGACTTCATTTTAATATCTTGGCCTGTAAGTTTTTCTGTAAGGTTTAGATAGTGTTCAAATGCCCATTCTCTTGGAACATCAGCTAAATCATATATTAAATTCTTTGTAGAAATCATAGCAACCCAATTTAGTACATAAGGGGAGCTAGACTAACTCCCCATTATGTAGGAGTTGTTAATCTAAACTAAAGTCAGAAGATGTTCTTGGTGGTGTTGAGAAATCATCATCATCTCCAAACTTATCTACAGGTTTTACCTCAAGTTTTTTAAGATGTTTGCTTTCATCATACTTAAGAATTCTTTCTGAACCTTCTTCGCCATAAGCATACTTATTATTTTCTGCTTTAGGCAACCACATATCATATGCAGTATAGCCAGACTTGTTCTCATATTCTTTACCAGCAATACAGAAATCTAGATACTTATCTTTAAGTGGAGCATTATCACTGAAGTTTTTTACAAAATCTTCAATAGTATTGAACTTATTATCTTGCTCCTCAAACCATTTCATTATACCTGTAGCCTTAGACAAATTAGCTAAAAACATCATCAAAGATCTGTCTCTTTGAATTTTTATTCCAGACTTAGTTTGTCCATCAGCATATGCATATTGACTAGCTTTTACCCGACCAATTTGACCTGCATACTTACCTTTGCTTTCATCATCTTTATCAATCAGAAAACCTTCAAACCCTTCAATTGGTTCTGTCTCAACATTTAATATTAAGTGTTTTGCACCATCAATAAATTGAAAGTCTTCCAACACAATGCTGTTAATTTTTAATCTGTGATTACCCGGTGCAATAGTTTTTGCCATTCCACCACCACTGTTCTCATTTACTAGATCTTTTGTACTTAGTCCCATTTTTGTTATTATTTATTATTTATACACTTTTTCCCAGTAAGTAACTAGCTTACCATCTACCATTTCAGAAATTACTATCTCTTCATTTCTTAAATGCTCTGGTCTTGCACCGCAAGTAGTCTCCTCATTTGTCTTGAAAGACAAAATAGTCTGATTACCTTTTCTGTACATATAACCAATAGCATCTGCATTAGCACAAATTAAAGATTTGATTTTACCAGTTAGGTCTATGTTTGCTGACATAACCATCTCACCCTTATCATCTACCTGCTTGTCTTTAATGTGACCAGATAAAATAATGTGGGGTGCAAAACTATCAATAAAATCTAAAACTTGAAAGAATGCTTGCCTAACATATAAATATCCTGCACCATTTGGTAATGTAAGAATGCTGTCCCCAGAATAATTCTTACCC